TGGTGTAGGCACGTAAATAATAGAATCTTTTGCCGGTATATAAATCGTGTCATGCTTGGCGTTAGCCTTGTAATCCAGTTTCCCGTTATCAAAAGAAAGGCTACTTTCAACCCCTGTACTTTTCAATTCGTTATAAGCCTTCATTATAACCTGATTATTGCTATCACATTCAAACAAGGCCGTAAGAAGTGCCGAATCAGGCGATAGGTAAACAGGTACAAGACGTTCCGTTGCTATGTTATCAGGTGGGTTCACGGGCGTGTCCCTCGCATTTTTCAACCCTCCGCAACTCATCACGAACAGGGCAAGCAATATCAGCGTGAGGACAAGTATTAACTTTCTCAACAGCCCGGCGAAGCCGTTCCAATTCTTTTCGTATTGCATAAATCTCCTTTTTTAGTGGTTCGACCACCTGTTCCATCAGGATGGCCATTGCCTTTTTAACATTATCCAGTTCGTCGCCGCGTGTGTCCGTCTTGGAGGCTTCCACTTGCGCCCGGAGTTGCTCGACTTCTGCGTCGTACTTCCTGCGTAGCAGTACAGCCGTAAGCCACGCGCTTAACGGTGCGGATATGATTGCGGCTACCAACGATATTATTTCAGACAATTCCATCCTGACTTCTTAGGTTATTTGTTCAGTAACTCCCAACCGGAATATATATCAGCCATCACAGCGGAAACACCGTTTTCTACCTGACTGATAGCCGCCGCAAAATTGCACATGGTCGCTTTGTCGTTCACATCCGGTACATAGGTCGTTGGTACTTGCATTTCGCGGCAAACTCTTTGTATATATCCGGCGGTGTTGTTTTCTATCTTAGGAGCATAGCGGCTGATAAAATCCGTTATCGTTTGGCACTTGTGTAATTTGCGATAGTTCTGCAAAGTACGGATCAGGGCACGATAACCATGCGCCATTGTTTCAAACTGGAAAAATTCCTTATCCGTCTGCACCGCCCTAAGCCCCTGCCATTTGTCTTTCGACAAACGGAGATTGCCGGGGTTATTATTTCTTAGTCCGCGCGTCATGCTTTAGGCTGGGTTAAGGTGATTGTAGCGGTTTTTGTCACATCTTCGGCAAGCGTCAGAGTAACAGTAGCGTTTTTGGCCGTTTCTCCGGCTGTATTATCCAGTGCGGTAATCAGTAATACTTTATCCTGTTTTACTATTGTAAAGCCTTCCGGTTCTGTATATGCGTAATCAGAAGATGCACTTACCGCAAATTGTTTTGTACCACCATTAACCGGGTAAGCGATTGTTTTCGGGGTAACTGATATTTCAGGAACATAAGCCGCACTAACAATCGCGCCGATAGCTTCCATCTTTTTCGGTAGTACGATAAAGTAATGACGGAAGTTAATCAAACTTTCCTGTGTCTGCGGACTTTTTTCGGCTTCTGAATAATACATTTTAGTCTTGCCCGAAGCCTTGAACATGCGTTTTACATAGAAAGCAACCGAAGCCTGATATGTACCATCTAAAGCCGTTTCACCGAATTTCTTTTTTACTCCGTTAGTAGTGAATGACGGGCAACTAACATACTCGTAAACTTCAAATCCGTACAGGTTGGCAATTTTACCGGTCGTGTAATTGTAGTATTGTTTTTCAAATTTCTGGTCGCAAAGCAACAAATCGTTTACGTGATCCGAACACAACACAAGGCGGCGGCCCTCCGTTGGAACCTCCATTTTATCGAATTTGTCTTTCAATGCAACAATATCCTTTGTCGTGATCCTGCGGCGGCCGTTGTCATTCGCCCCGGTGGTAAGAACTACCGGTGTCAAATCGGAGTTCTTTTGAGGAGCAAGGGCGTGAATTGCTTTCTTGAATTTATTTACCAAAATAGAATCGCCGTGACGTTCTTTATGGCTTGCCATCTTTTCATAAGAACAGGCATAAAGTTCATCATCCGTGACACGGGTAGCCTTTGTTTGGTATTTATCCAAACTGATAGCAACGTCGCCATCTTCCAAATCTTGAATAGGAATAGGATAAGTTGTGTTATTAATCAAAACGTCGGGATCACCGCCCACGTCGATAAGGTGAATAATATCGTTTTCGGCTTTATCGGAATAGTCGGGAATACCGTCCAGCCATGTAGCCGTAATTCCGGCACGCAATTTCTTAATTAATTCACCCGTCCAAATTTCCGTATATACACCGGCACAAGCCGAACCGTTCGGCAGAAAGTTGCCCGAAACAATCGACGCACCTACGACGACCGCCGCACCGGCAGAAGCCGGAACGCCAACTGCGACGGCAAGAAAAAGCCCCATCATTGCATTAATAAGCAACCGGGAAAATAGTTTAAATCCTGTTTTCATTTTTACCTGTTTTTTAAAATTAGTATTTGGGACAATCCACACCATATTCAGCCTTAAACAGCTTCATATAAGTAGCCTTGTCATTCTCCTTTAAATTTTCCATCTGATCCGCCGGAACATCAGACAGTTTTTTCCAGTCCAAAGCCATAGAACCGGAACCGCCGGGCTGGTTTATCAAATTCATAGGCTTTTGTATCGGTGTCATGGAATCAAAAGTCAACTTTAGACTTTCAATACCTACCTTTTTACCCAATTCGATAAAATGCGCTTCCTTTTCCGGCATAATCAGGCGTTTGCCTGTGGCTTCTTTTACCGCTTGCGTAATGGCAGACAACTGCATTTGTTCTTTCTCCTGCTGTAATTGCTGATTGGCCGACTTGTAGCCGTTCAGCACTTCAATAGAAGAAAGAATTTCATTTTCTCCGGCCGTTTCCGGCAACCCCAATTTCAGGGCGATAGCTTTGTAATCCATCTTTTCTTCGTCTTTTTGATTGTTGTTATTAGTAAGTAATGGCAGACCGTCCGAATTTTCACCGGCCGCCAGTTTTAATTCCTGACCTTTGAAAGTGAGTACCAGCGGCAAAGCATTGTCATTTCCGCCAATGTCAACCATACTTATTTCAATTAGCTTGCTTCGTGTAGCAGTAGCCCGGTATTGGCCCGGCTTTATCAGTTCCGGCGCGTCGCTGGTTTCTGTTACCTCAAAATTAGCGGAAGCCATTTTTAACGTACCCTTATCCCATTGCTGCTTTGCAAGTTTGCTTTCCTCGCGTACTTCGTCAAAGTAAGGTTCACCGGTTATTTTGTCGCCTTCCTTTTTTATATCTTTGATGCAGCCGATAATAACACCGCGCCAGTGCATCCACAACAACACCGGGTTGCGTTCATATTGCGAAATATCAACACCGTCGGTTTTTACCCACGTCCCGTAACAGTTTACGGACTCATCACTTATAAGTATTCGCTTTGCCATTTATTACATATTATATCGTTTTTATTACTGCATTTCTGCGCTTTATCCGGTGCAAACATAACCCCCTAAAATAGTCCGCACAAAAAAGTGTGTAACCGTTACGCGCTTGTGTGAAAGCATTTTATAATAGATGGAAAGCGTTTCACCCTTAATTGCCTCACCCACCGATACTTTACAATTTTGCCAAAAAGTAAAGCGATAATTATGTCTAAAAAGGAATTAGAAAAAAGTAAGGAATTAGCACGCATGTACTACCTGAATGGCGAAACGCAAAAACTTGTGGCCGAAAAGGTAGGGGTTAGCCGCGTAACGATTAACAAGTGGGTAGCCGATGGCGGTTGGGACACTATGCGCGTAGCGAAAACCATCACCCGAAAAGAAATCATTACTAAAATGATGCAGGAGGCTAACAAGAAGTTGGAAGAAGGGAAAATGTCTTTTGATGAAATGTCAAAGTTGGCCGCATCTATTGAAAAAATAGACAAGCAAACAAACGCAATTACTATTTACGAGGTAATGACCGTTTACAATGAATGGCTGATAGTTCGCACGGGGGTGGATAAAGAACTTACAACTGACCTGATTAAGACAATGAACCACTACCAAGATATATTCCTAAGTGAACAGGTAGGCAAAAGCAAGTTCTAATGGTCGGAAATACTTTAAAACAAGCACAGGAAAGGTGGAAACAGTTATCGGAAACGATACAAAACATGTCCACCGTCAACGTGGCCGAAACGAAAGCTGCGCAATTAGAACGTATTGAACGCGCCCGGAAAGATTATGCCTATTTCGTAGAATACTACTATCCGCACTATTGTACGGACAAAATAACCGGGGAAGTAACACCGTCGGCAAAGTTTCATATAGAGGCTGCCAAAAAAATACTTCAAAACAGGGATATAAAAGCCGTGTTCAAGTGGGCACGCGGTCACGCCAAATCCACCCACATGGACGTAATGATACCAATGTGGCTAATGTGCCAAAAACAGCGGCAAATCAACGTTATGGTATTGGTCGGAAAGTCCGAAGATAGCGCACAAACTTTGCTGGGTGATATACAAGCCGAATTGCAATATAACAAACGGTACATTCACGACTTCGGGCCGCAATACAATTCGGGGAACTGGCAGGATGGCGAATTTGTCACCAGCACCGGGATCGCTTTCTTTGCCCGTGGGCGTGGGCAATCTCCGCGCGGTCTAAGATATAGAAACCGCCGCCCGGACTACATAGTTATTGACGACTTGGACGACGACGAATTGTGCGAAAACGATACCCGTGTCAGAAAGATAACCGAATGGGTGAAAGAAGCCTTATTCGGGGCATTCGGGGCGGAAGGCGGCCGTTTTATCATGGTTGGTAATCTTATCAGCAAGTGCAGCGTATTAGCTAACATAGCCGCGTCAAAAGGAGTATTCGTTAGTCAGGTGGACGTATTGGATAAAAAAGGCAAACCGTCGTGGCCCGAATACTGGACTATGCAGCGCATTCAGGCCAAACGCGAATTTATGGGCTACCGGGCCTTTGAAAAGGAGTATATGAACAATCCCATCAAAGAAGGGACGGTATTTCGTAAAGACTGGATTCGCTGGAAGAAAATGTTTTCACTTGACCGCTACGAAAAGATTGTGGCTTATTGTGATCCATCCTTTAAAGGCAGCACACAAAACGACTATAAAGCGATTAAGGTTTGGGGCAAGATCGGAACAGAATTGCACCATATCGCCGCATTCGTCCGGCAATGTTCGGTTAGCGAAATGGTGCGCTGGTTCTACGACCTTCACGAGCGCATGCCGGAAGGCGTGATATGCGAATACTACATAGAAGCAAATTTCCTTCAAGACATTCTTTTGGATGAATTTACAACGGAAGGAAAGCTACGGGGCTACCAATTACCCATACAGGCAGACAAGCGCAAAAAGCCCGATAAGTTCGCCCGTATTGAAGCCGTTTCGCCCCTATGGGAGCGCGGCTTTGTCTTCTACAATGAAAGGCTACAAAATGATCCTGATATGTTGGCCGGGATAGAACAAACCCTTTCAATCGAAAAAGGAAGCCGGACACATGACGACGCGCCGGATGCCGACGAAGGGGCTATTTATATCCTTCAAAAATACACAAGAATACAAGAGTATCAACCCAGCTTTGGCATGCGCCAAAGCCCTAAAAATTCATGGTAATATGATTAAGTTATTTAAAGAAATTATTCTGAATTACAGAGTAAAAAGAGCCGTTAAGATGGCAAAGGAATTATCAGAAGTGAGCAAACGTAAGTACATCGTTCTAATGGTGGCCGGTGTTCCCAAAGTCTATTCCAAACAGGATTTAAAGAACCTGATACAAAGACGTGTATTCAAGAAAGGCACGACTATTCAGGACTTGGAAAAGCGTGCTATCCTTATAACCGCATAGCCTATGTTCCTGACTGAAAACGACTATATCGTGGCTTCGGCCGATGCGTTGACAATCTTTTCACAAAGCACGCCGGAAAAGCGCGAAAAAGCCGAAAAAATGGCTATTGAGGAAATCGCCGGTTATCTGCTTAGCCGGTACGATACCGGGCTTATTTTTTCGGCCGTTGGTGACAATCGTAATGATGTCATAGTTATGCACGCCTGTGATATAACGCTGTATCACCTTGTTTCATGGCTTCCCGGAAAAATGGGACGTGAAATAAGGAAAGAGCGTTACGAACGGGCGATTAAATGGCTGGAAGAAGTTCAAGCCGGAAAGGTTACGCCGAATTTGCCAACCTGCACCGGTGAGGATGGAGAGGAAGATATAAACAACCCCGTCAAATGGGGTTCGGGAAAAAGCAACACTTATATTTGGTAAGATGGGTAACAAAAAACGCATAAGTAACGACCTGTGTGTAGGTGGTTTTAACCTTGCAAAAGATAGCGACCGGAAACGGCTTAGTTCTATGATGGTAGAATTAAAACTACAAGCGGATGCACTTACACAAAAAGACCTAAAAAATTGGCGGCAAGCGTGGCAAATGGCGTTGAACATAGAAAATCCGCGCCGCGGCCCTCTGTATGATATTTATACGGATATAGATGCAGATTTACACCTGACCGGCTGTGTCGGCCAGCGAAAAGGCTTTGTTTTGAAAAAAAGTTTCAAACTGGTAGATGCCAAAGAAAAAGAGAACGAAGAGGCAACCAAGCTATTTGAAACCGGATGGTTCAAAGATTTAATAGGCTATATCTTGGATAGTAGGTATTGGGGGCACTCGCTTATTCAGTTAGGCGATGTTGTAACCGTTGACGGAAAGATGCGGTATAAAGACATTGAGTTGATTCCACGTAAACATGTAATTCCTGAATACGGTGTTATAGTTAGAGAACAGGCCGACGAATGGAAGCAAGGGTATGATTACAGGAATACCCCTTTGTCCGATTGGGTAATCGAAGCCGGAAAGCCTAAAGACCTCGGTCTGTTCCTGAAAGCGGCACATCAGGCTATACCCAAAAAGAACATGCTGGCTTTTTGGGATCAATTCGGGGAAATATTCGGTATGCCTATCAGGATCGCCAAGTCAACGGCCCGCGATCCTAAAGACCGTTCACGTATTGAAAATATGCTGGCTTCTATGGGAGCGGCCGCATGGGGGCTATTTCCCGAAGGAACGGAAATTGATATTAAGGAGACAACACGAGGTGACGCTTTTAACGTGTATGACAAGCGCGTTGACCGGGCAAACAGTGAAATAAGCAAAGGCCTGCTTAACCAAACAATGACTATTGACAACGGTAGTAGTTTGTCACAATCGGAGGTGCATCTTGAAGTTTTTGAAAATGTAATTGAAAGCGATGCCGACTTAGTTAAGGATATAGTAAACGACCAACTGATCCCACGGATGATTAAGCACGGCTTCCCACTCAAAGGCTTACGTTTTGTTTATGATGAAAGTATAGACTACACACCGGAACAACAGGTTGCGTTTGAAACAATGATTGTTGACCGCTACGAAGTTGATCCCAAATATTTCATAGACAAGTACAATATTCCGATTATCGGGGAAAAGAAGGTACAAGCGCAACAACTTTCAAGACCTTTTTTCGACTAAGCCCCGATATATATACGGGGCTGCACAAAAGGGCGGCAGAATTATACGGAGATAGCAACCTGATATTATCCGCTGATAATTACCCCGACACTTCGGGAGTGGAAGCTGCTTTCAACAAAGCGGCAAAATGGTTACATGATAACCGCACATTCGGAACGGCAATGCTTCGGGAAGATGTTGTTGTTGGGTTGATTGAAGAAACGGCTTCCTTCTTATCCAAAGGCATAGAACGGGGTTTGGAAGAATGTTCGCCATCGGAAACAATGGTGAGCAGCCTGCGCGAAAGTGTGGGGGTATTTTCCGGCTTCAAAACCTTTCACGAAATGAAAGAAGCCGCCGGAATGCTCTTAGATGAAAGCGGCAATATAAAAACATTCGAACAGTATTATAAAGACGTTCAAACCCTGAACGAAACCTATAATAAGTTCTACCTAAAAACCGAATACGATTTTACCGTCGCCAGTAGCGAAGCGGCCGCACGGTGGGAAGATCAGCAGGACGACGGGGAAGGCCGGTATCTACTGCAATACCGGACGGCCGGGGATAACAAGGTAAGAAAGGCACACCGGGAACTGGAAGGAATAACCCTACCGGCTTCCGATCCTTTTTGGGATAGCTATTATCCGCCCAATGGCTGGCGTTGTCGTTGTACGGTTGTGAAGGTACGCGCCGCCAAATACCCGGCAACGAATAGCAAAGAAGCCATTGAAGCCGGGAGCAAGGCAACGGCAGGAAAATACGCTGAAATGTTCCGCTTTAACCCCGGAAAGCAAAGGGCCGCTTATCCGGCTTACAATTCGTACACTATTTCAAAATGCAATGTGTGTTCAAAAAATGATTTAAAACTGGCAAAGAAGCCCAGCAACGAACTTTGTGCCGCTTGTAAGATTATCCGGGAACAGGCAAAGTTTATTCCTGAACACACCGAAAAAGGAGAATTACGGGTACATCTTGCACATGGGGAAGGTGAACGGGCCGAAAACATAAGGATCGCCCGGTATTTTACGGATAGATACGGCCAAGAAATAGACCTGTTACCAAGAAGCAACACCGAAAAATGCGCGGACGCTTATAACCGGACACTTAAACAGTTGCAGGAATATAAGCAGAACAGCACACCGACAAAGAACGCCATCGACGCGGCGTTAAGGGATGCCAACCAAAAGGCGGATCATGCCGTTTTGCTGGTTTCCTCTGATATTTCGGAAGGTGATTTAACACGAGGTATCAAAGGGCGAATGTTACAGGCTAAAAGGTTGCAAACAGTCACCATCGTAAAAGACGGCAAAGATGTTGTTTACACCAAAGAACAGATATTGCAAAAGGGCTTTAAAGCAAGCTGGGCCGACTTGAAATAATCAAGTCAGCCCAGCAAGGGAGGCCGGGGGAATATTGCGATTCCCTCAACCGACACAAAGATAGGAATAATTAATTAATTTACAAAGGCATGGACGGGAATTTCAAGAAAGAAGTAATAGACCGCTCGTTAGATGATATAAAGGTCGAGTTAGACGAAGAGTTCGACCGGAATTTTGAACGTAAGTCTTTCTTTAACGAAAAGGAATGGCCGGAAAGAAAGTTCGACGACGGTGTCGGATCACTTATGCAGCGAAGCGGCGGACTAAGAGGCAGCGTTCGTTCCCGAAAGCGTGGTGTTGAACTTGCTTATTCTTCATCAAAGCCATACGGGCGCATACATAACGAAGGTGGAGAAATAAAAGTTACCCGGAAAATGAAAGGCTATTTCTTTGCTCGCCTGAAAGAAATAGAAGGAAAATATACCTATAAAAAGGACGGGGGGAAAAGGGACAACAAACAGAACCGCCAGCTTTCGGATAAAGAGCAGTTTTACCGGGCTATGGCATTAAAAAAAGTAGGTTCTACAATCACCATGCCGGAACGTCGGTTCATCGGAAACGGAAAAGCAACAGATAAAATCATCCGGGAAATAGCGGAACAGAATATTGAGGACTATTTTAAGAAACATAATATTATTAACCCATGAGAAAGGAAGTTTATCAGATTTTAAAAAATCGGCTTCAACAGCTAATTACGGACGAAGAAAAGGACATTTGCTTTGTCTCTGAATGCCAGTTTCGGGAAATGATCGAAAAGGGAGAGAAGCCCGATTATGCGATCAAACATATAGGTCTATGGAATAGGCAAGTTGAATTTATAGAAGAAGAAACGCCATTTCTTATGCCAGCCATATTTATAGAGTTCGGGAAAATAGATTGGAGAAGCCAGGCTGGCGGTTTACAAGATGCTAACCTTACAATAGGGCTGCACGTGCTTACAAATGCCGTTCCCGAAGGCTACGACGGAGAAATGTTTCATCTTGATTTATTGGATAAGATAAATTATTGTTTACACGGATTTAATAGCGGAAGTATGGGAACGTTGACACGTGTAACGTCTATCCCCTGCCACGACCACGAAGAAATATTGGATAATACAGAAATATTCAAATGCTTAGTACAGGATGATACAGCCGTAAAGAAACAGGTTAAGATACCGGCAAAGCCTAATATTACCGTTACCTAAAAAAATGAAAGTTGCAAGGCTTCTTGTTTGGCTACTACGTCAGGATTGGCCGCCGCATTGATATAGTTATAGAAAGTCTTTTCCGATATGCCATATATCGGCCAAATATAACGCTTCCAAATAGCCCGGTTAGATAAACCGGTCTTTGCATATTCGTCATATATTGCATTGACTTCTTTAACACGCTTAACGTATGAACAACCTTGTAAAGCCATTTATTAATCGGGATTTATAATAAGTACAAAATTATCAAAAAGATACAGGACTACAAAAGAAAAGCGGGCTAAATTTACTTAACCCGCTTTTTGTAAAGCAACAAACCTGTATTTTCTTTCTGTCATTCGATATAATAGGTTTGTAGCATCATTCCGTTTCGTTTGATAAACAATACCGTCTTTCCTTCATCTGTGCGAATTTCCGTTGTTACATCGCTACGGGTGATTGTCTTATTTTCTTTTAGGCTTATTATTGCAGTATCAATAAAGAATTTAAGTGCATCAAAGTCGCTTTCATTATTTTGAACTATCAGGCCGTTATACTGCTTATCTACCCATGCTTGGATAATTTTTAGCCAACCCGGTTTGTTGTTGGGTATGATGGATTTATATTTCAATTCTGCCATGATTAGAATGCCATTATAACCGAAATATAGGTTGCCGCGATTGCTGCTATTTCTACCCAAAACATCCAATTCTTTCGTTTGCTAAATCCGGCCACACACAGGAAGAAAACAAAGGATAGCAAAGATACCAGCCAAAAGCCTGCCATAATGCACCAAATTTGAGAAAACAGGCAACAAATGACGGCCGCCGTGTAGTGTACTGTATTGGTTAGACTTTCTTTGAATTGTGCAGCCGTTCCAACAAAGGCCAGCCCGGCAACGGAAAGAAAACAGGTATATTGATAGCTTTCCGGTGTCATATTCAGCCAACCGGGTAGCAAAAAACCGCCAACACCGTAGCAAAACATAGTAAACAACCAACCCAACCCCTTACACCTTTCTTCTAAAAGGTAATATGTATTACTGATAGACCACGGGATATTAAACAAACAAATCACGCTGATAATGTATAGTATAAATATTACTATTGATATGATAATTAAGTTCATAAGATTATTTTTCTATTGCTTTGTTAATATTAGTATTCTTTCCATCACGATAACCATTGCAAAAAGCCTCTGCAATATCTTTCTTTTTCGTTTTGGGGGCTTTTCTCTCTACGGGTGAATAGTTACTCATGTAGTCGTTTATTAGTTGATTATGACAAACTACAAGTGATTTTTCCTGCACTTCGTTTGCTGCCGCTTCAAGTTTTAGCTTTGCTTTCAGACCATAAGCACAACCATTCAAGTAGGAAGCAATATATTTGCGTTTATACTTTTCAGTTCGTGCAGCCCCACGTTTCCCCTTTGCAAATTCTTCATATCTGACCGGTGCTAACTTTCTGAATATACTACGCAACATATCATACAAGTAAATCACCGTTGAAGTGTTCGCCTCCGTTCCGACTACAATCATATTCGTTTGCCCGGAAATAAGGAATGTTTTGCAATAGTTAAATTCACAAAGAACATTCATAAGCAAGCGTTTCCAAAGGCCGTATGTGTCTTTGAAGCTAATACAACCGGTTTCCTGTATCTGTAAAGTTCCCTTTCTGTCTTCGGGATCAATATCCATCAATGAAAGATTGTATTGCGTCAGTAGGCGACTGATCGCGGCGGCCGCTGCATTTGCTTCACCTTCTGAACCAATCTTTTTTGCACCTTCTTGAAGGCGCATTAACTTTTTCAGTCTCTCTACTATTTTATCGGGTACTTCTGTTTCCATGTTTTTATTTCGATATTTTTTTAATCTCTGATATTAAACGTTCTATTACGCAATTTACAGCCGCTTCGAGAGCAGAAATACCAGTATAATATAACGATGCAAATACCTTATATAATTTATCGTTACATCGTACTTTTACTTCAAAGCGTGCTATCTCTGTCACCAAATCAATAACAACTATTAATGGATGTCCCATTAGTGTGTTTCCACTGCAAAGCACATAGCCCCATCTTTCGTTTATAAAAAAACCTTTTCGTTGCAAAACACATGTTAGCTCTTTGGTATGATCGTATAATGTATTCATTACCTAACTTATTGATTATACGTTAAATCTCTCAATACAAATCAATTTACTATCAAATAGTATGTAGTACCTATTATCTATACAGGTATTCATTAGATTAAAATCCTGTTTGTCCATTGAGGTGGTTTTCAAGTCTATTTTCCCTACTATTTCAATGGGAGATACTCTTACTTCCTCAATCCATTCTAAACTATTGAGCCAATCAATAATTTCTATATCCGATCTCAATTTATCCATTTCTCTATTTTTTAATTAATTGAAGGCCATAATTTGCACCTTTTTTCACCCAAGTAAAAGAGCCTTTGATTCTACCTTTTACCATTTCTTTTACAATATCTTCAATATCGCTCATAAAGACCTGATATTTTATTTTCTGGGCAAAATAGTTCTTATCCCTATCCTCGTATGGAACAAGGAGCATTACTGCAGAAGAACACCCTCTTGAATAGCCAGCTATATACAAGTCAGCATCGAAAACATAGTTATCCCTTTCCTCATTATAGGCGTCACCGTCCCATCTACATGGTACTCCATTTAAAAAGTGCATTTTCCAAGTTTGTTTCTTCATATCTCTCTATCTTTAAATGTTTTTTACACCTGATTAATAACCTAAAAAAGCATACATACCAGCATTACACAAAGTAGCAATAATCAATTCCCGATCACCTTGCGCCGGGCCTATATTCAGACTATCACTTTTTCCAGTTCCAACCGATATTGTTTCTTCCGTTCCGATCAGACAAAAACCTGCGGAAACAACCTTTGCTCCTTCTATATTCACACTGCTATGCGTTATGTGATCGGCAAAAAGAACCGGCATTTTTAAGCCGGTCTTTTCTTGTTCAAATACAACGTATTTCATACATACAGTATTAAAGCGTTTCAGGCGCATAGGCCATCACATAAGTTGTTACATCACAAGTGACTATCACGCGGCCGGAACCCTTGCACTGTTCGCAAATATGCCCGTCTATAATGCCGCTACCTTCACATACTTTGCACGCTACCACATGGGGCGGAATAGTCTTTGTTCTTTTTATTCCTTTGGGTTCTTGTGCTTCCTTTGGTTTTCTAAACCTGTCTAATATGTTTCCCATATCGTTTTATTACTTTAATATTACTACTTACTTTCATCAGCTACCCAGTTGATTGTTACAACTGCTTTTAATTTCTTATACCCCTTACAAACCGGGCATTCTACCTTTACACTTTCATGTGTCAGTTCATCCATTCCCCAAAACCAGCCGTTGCCGTGGCAATAACCGCAAGGCACGCCGCCAAACTCTGTTTGTTCAACCGGGTGTTCCTTCGGAAACAATGGCGGCGAGATTAATAACATTGGTTGTTGCTTGCTCATGATTCCGTCATGCCTAAAGGAATACATACCCATGCGCCGTTCTCATTCTTCACTTCTGCACGGATGAACTGTTTACTAATTGCCGGTTGATAGGCTTCTTCTATTATTTGCACACCTTCCATAAAGCGTTCATTCCCGGCTTCTTCCGCAATTTTACGAAGTTGTACTACGCGACTGGCCTTTAGTGTACCCTTTGCGTCACGGGCCAACAGGCGAAGCACCATCTTTACAAGCGACTTTGTTTTCTCATCACTGGCAAGCCCTTCAATGTATTCTTTCACGATTGCAATACCATCTTCTACCGTATCACGATAACCATCAGTTGTATAAACACCTACGGTTATACGCTTATCACCTTTAGAGTTGGTAAATGTATCGCTACGCTGGCCGTCTTTCTTCAATTTCAGCACATCAGCTTTCATGTCGATAACATTTTTAAAATCATCCAAAACCGCCTGTTTGGTTTCCTTAATACCTTGACTAAGGCACATTAAGGAAGGAACCGTTCTTTCGATTGTTTCATCTACAAGATCACGATAAGCATCGCGATCCTGTTTAGCCTTTACTTTTGCATTTTCTGCGGCCTGTTTAGCCTTAAACGCTTCAAACTGTCTCAATTCTTCGCTGTTCATTTCAACGACTTTTTTTTCTTCTTCCATGATGTTGTTAATTTAATTGTGAGTAATCAGTATTTTTATCGCCTTTCCGCTGTATCATCCTTATCTTGATACACAGTAGGTCTAATTCTTCGGTAGTCAGTTTCCCGAACTCTTTACCAGCAATTCGGGGATTTTTACAGAAAGCATTTACACAATTCCAATCTGTTGTGTCAATGCCGTGCTTTTGCAGAAGATGAAGGGCGGCGGATCGCTTACGCCTTAATTCCTCGCGTGCTATTTCACGGGCTTTATACCCGTTCGACTGCCGTTGCATCCCGTCGCACATCAAGTCATATTCCTTGTCGGTCATTTCCTTTAAGGAATCTGTTCTATTATCGGTATATTGGCGTACTAAATCAGCCTTTAATTCATCCTTATCTATTGTTGGCATACGGCCAAGAAGGGCGTAAAACCGTGAATAATTTCTTTTCATACAAAGTCCTCCTCTTTCATACCGTATTCGGCCATTAGGGCATCTTGCGAAAGACGTGTAAGACGTTCCGCTAATTCGCTAAAGATAAAAGACTGTTCATCATAGGAGAAGCCCCCGGCCTTCTTGATGATACTGTTTAAAATCACTTCAATTGCTTCATCCATAACTATTTCTTTTGATTATTTTATTACTCATTCCAGTATTGCGCTGCTCCTTCGGCCCATATCGTATAATGATTACCCGGCTTCGTTATAAAGCGTCCTTTACAAATAGCCCGGAAACCTTGCACGAATATTTTCACATCAGCGTCATAAGCTACTTTTTTCGCGGCCCGGCCTTCGGGCTTAATGCCTTCCGCATGGCTTATGAATATTAAAAGTTTATTTCTGTGCTTTTCCTTTAGTGCCTTATAGGTCGCATAGTTTAAACCTGAATACTGAAAACTGTCAATTATTACGGCTTCGGGGCTTCTACGTTTAGATAATCGCTCGCTTAAATCGGTCATACTTTCACGATCCAATATTATAAAGCGTTTGTTCACCTCGTCCATACGGTAACGCTCAATATTATTTTTAAGTGAAAGGCTTGTACTTTCTTCCAAACTGTCATAAGCTACCTTGTTAAAAAACTGACACAAATACTTTGCAAGCTGCATAACAAAAGCCGTTTTCCCGTTACCAGAGTCCCCCCAAACAATCCACACGCCTGTACATCCGGGATTTCCGAAAGCTATTTCCCATTTATCCGTAAAAGGAAGGCTGGCAATGTTCATTGATTGTATTTCTTTAGGGGAATAAGCGCGTTTCATGCTTGTACTTCTTTTACTGCTACCTTACAACGGGTAGCGGTTACTATTTTATTAGCTAACTCCAAATTTTCAAGTTCAATAATGATTAATCCGGGCGTTTTCGCACGTCTTACACGTATATCGCAAGGGTATTCACCTTCACCCCATAAAAGTAGAACATGCGCGGCGTATTGGGCTTCCATGCCAAGTTGATAGACCTTTTTCAACATATCAAGCCCCCTTTCTTAATTTTTCAATCTCTGTATATACCCGGCGAAGGCTTCCGCCTGTGCGGTTTACCACTTTCATAACCTCCGTGCCTTCCGGGGCGTTTAGTTTCGCCACCATTGCCGCTTGTGCCTTTAGGAATGCTTCGCGCTCTTTTCCGTCGTCCGGGGTTACTTTGCTGTATTTATCACCATAACGGGAGAACATTTCGGTATATCCTACCTTTTTGCATTCAATAGACCGGTTCATTTTTTCTTTCAAACCGTCCGCACCCATCATATACCATGCACAACAGCGTTCCGTCGCATTCCATAGGGCTTTCAGTTCCAAAAAGGCTTCATATTGCAGGTCGCCGCCTTCGTCAAGTATAATTAAAGGGCGTTCCAGTGTTTTCAGGTAGAAACAAAGGTCGTCGTACACGTCGCAATATCTACCGTTGGAATTAACCCCAAATTCTTTTGCAATGTAGCGGATCAGGCGTTGTTTACTTTTAACCTGTGAGCAATCCACATAAATAGCATTTTTGTGCATCTTTACATAAATGCGAGCCGTGAACGTCTTTCCTATATTTGCCATATCACACAATACGGCGGAAACGCTGCTTTCCTGACACATTGCCAACTGTTCGGTTATATAGACAAAAGTCGGGGTTTCGGCCGCTTGCCACTGAATTTCATTATTCAGAGATACATTCAGGCGACGGGCAAGGCAAATCCAATTTGTGTCGCTTACCTGTTTGTCAATTTTCCCTTTTTTCAGAACATTGTACACGCTGGCAGAAATGCCAAGCGCGGCGGCGTGCTTGTTATCCGAAGGGTAATTTTCCCTGTTTACCGTAATGGCTTCGAGAATGCGTTGTTTAATATCGTTCGTTACTTCCATGTTATAATAATGTTTTAATGTTATTCTAATACTGTTATATACTTGCTACGCCCCGGCCTTTATAGTTGCTGAATTGGGCTATTAGGCTATCGGCATCCGTTTCTACATTATCAACCTGTACTGGCTTTGCCGTTGCCTTCGCTATCTTTTTAGCGGTTTCTGCTTTTATCACTACTACCGGGGTAATGGCTTCTTTTTTAGTCATTGCATCGAACTGGCTGATTAACTTATTTTGGTTTGTCATTATCAGTTTATCCGCTTCGGTTTGTTCGGCTTCCGCCGTGTTGAAAGTTCCAACATTGCTTAACTTATCAAGCAGTACGCCATTTTGGTAGATATACACATCGCCCATATTCCCTTCTTCATCCGGTAGGTAGTAGGCATCCACTTGATTATTATTCGGGGCAAGGCGGTCGAGAACTTCCGGGCTGCTCAACCAAAGATCGGTGTAGTTTACGCGGCAATAACTGTTTCGTTTAATACTCGTTTCCACGTGTTCACCAATAAAGCGGTACAAAATAGCCTTATCAACCGGTTGCAAAGTAGGGTTCATATTGCTTTCAAGAACTTGCCAACGCGTCATACCGGGGTATTTCTTTTGATTAGGGTGTAAGGAATGGTTGAACTCGTGAACGTCGTTCATATCTTCCTGTATTAGTTGCTCCCAAGTGTAATACTGCTTTTCTTCGTAAGTGTCGTTGTATTCGTCACTTATCTTTTTGCTTTCGGCGCGGTATTTCTCGTTTTTGGCGTAGAAGCGGCCTATTCCTAAATGATTTTTGTGTTCGACACTGCGTTTCTTTGCACCGTTCAACGGTTCTGCAAACTTTTCCTGCGAGTTTAACGGGGCGCAAAACCGAACAAAGGGAAACATCGTACCGGCTTTTAGAAAGCTGTCTTTCCACTGACTCATAAGGTGATTTTCCACTTCCACTTGCGCCGGGCAATTCCAGCCGTTACGCTCCATCAGGCGGAACATATCACGGAAACAATCTACAACCAAATCCACATTCTTATTACGATTGTAAGCAAATCCGACTACGCACTGGCTTGCCACATCGTAGGCGTAATAAGCCTTTGGGCGTTGTTTGGTATCTTTTAACTTACGTGGCAAATCGCGGTCGTCAAATGAAATCTTACTGAAAGAAAATTCCGGGGCGTGACGGTGTACATGGGGGCGTTCATTGTGCATAAACGTGCTCCAACTCATAAGCCTGTGATTTATTAAAACTTGATTTTTCGGTTGGTTCAGATAGTTGTTTATAGTGGATTGACTAAGTTTGATTGGGTTGCCTTTCTTATCCACAAATTCCGCCGGGTTGAATATCTCGCCGGTTTCCGGGTTGCAAACAGTCAACTCACCAGCTATAAACATGTTGTACATTTCCCACACGTTTTTATTCCACGGTTTATTCGGCTGTGTGGCTAAACTAAGCAGAAGGTTTTCAATCTGTACGCTGACAAGCCTTGTGTTCTGATTACCGAACTTTTTGCTTATCAGGCTTATATAACTGTTTTCTTGAAAGTCCTTTACTTTTTTCTTGAAGCGGTTTACCGAAAGCGGCAAACTGTGTCCGAACTCTTTTTGAAAGAAGCTGATCGCACCGGCCATTTCTTCCCAGCGTATTTTACTGCCTTGCATAACCGCCCGTTTCATCTTAACGTCATTCATCAAGCGAATAACTGACTGCAAAGCAGAAGCATTCAACGTATATTCCTGTTGTTGTTCCGGTTCTAAAGGCTTGCCGGATGCTAAACGATGACGGGAATAAAAACTACGGGCCGCGTCGTCCACTTCCCAATGCGAAGCGAACCAATTTCTTAAAATTTCAACGTCCATACTTCCGTATTTTTGTTCAACTAATTTTTTATACTTATCCGGTAAACTATCCACGGAAACAAGGGCAGTAACCCCACGGCCTATACCCTTACGGACAACCTTCATTTTTTTGCGATAAACCAATTGGTCGAAACAGCTAACTGTCATTATAGGAGCTTTCGTTACATCTAACTGATAGTCCCCTAAAAGCGGCCGGTCGTCGCGCGTTAGGTCGTCTTTTGATATACACAATATTTTTCCGTAGTATTCCATGATGGTAAACTATTGTAATTGGAGGTCAGAAGCAATCTTTAATACTTCTTGCTGAAGGTTCATAAATTCGGAAACTGTCAAACCGTCCTCAATCTTTTTAACTTCACCGTCAATTAATACGGCCGTCCGGTTCACATCCTTGTAAACAATGATTTTAACGCGATTGCTAAAAGTTTGTGTCATTGTACCCTCTGATGTTTCATGTGTAGTTTCCCAGCCTCTATAAACACCTTCGCCCATTAATTCACCGCCTAACTCTTTGATAGCTGTAAAGCGTATTTTACGAGCTAATTCGCTTTCACTCTCGAATGTTAAGGCTTTCCATACCATTACATCAGTACAATTAAATATATGACGTAATTTGCCTTTGCTGGCTTTGTCTAAATAAATATGCTTTTTCATTGCTATATTATTTTATAGTTTCTATTGTACAATCATTCAATCGACCTTCTATGACCGCCTTTACATAAGCCATTGCGCATTCGCCGGTAGTTGCTATTACAAACTCGGTTATACCCGTGCCGGTCATGGCTATATCTTCGTGACCGTTCAATTTTTCTATCAGGTTCAGCATCTTAAACTGTTCCGCTTCATCAATAAATACTTTGATTGCTTTCATAATTCATTCTTTTAATCATTGAACTGTCGAGCGTTTTTCCTATATTTACCGCCCGTTAATATCTTTAACACGTTGCAAATATATATTCTATTTCGCGAAATGCAAAATATTTCGCGGTTTAATTTCGCAAAACATGAAATTATGACGAAAAAGGATAGATTAGAGGCTATTATAGAGCATTACAGTGATGGAAAACCGACTGTTTTTGCGAGATTTTTAGGGATTGCGCCATCAACTATTAGTTCATGGCTAACCCGTGATACGTTTGATTACGATTTGATTTTTGCAAAATGCGAAATGATTTCGCCGGAATGGCTTCTTTCCGGCAAAGGAAGCATGTTAAAAGATCAGTCACAGGTTACAGCCTATGATGGTACAGCGGATGCGATCCCTTTATGTCCTGAATGTGCTAATATGGGAAAACCCATACCATTAGTAGATGCTTTTGCGGCTGCTGGATTTGGAAATAATGATTTTTTCATTGCCGAACAAGACGTGAAGGAATACTACGTTGTTCCAAAATTTAGATATTGTCATGTTGATTTTATGATTGAGGTTTCAGGACTATCCATGTACCCTCATTTTAACTCAGGAGATGTTATAGCTTGTTCTATACTCCGCAATTCGGGGTTTATACAATGGAATAAATGCCATGTAATAGCAACACGCGAACAGGGTATATTGGTAAAACGACTTATGCCGGGTGAAGATAAAAAACATTTGCGTGCCATTTCTGATAACAAGGAATATCCACCTTTTGAAATACCCGTTGATGAAATTACAGGTATTGCGATTGTGGTTGGTTCGGTTGGCCTTGAATAGCATATATTATAGTACGCGCACGCAGTTTTCAAGTAACGAACAGGGTTGTTTTGTTATAAGATGCTGATATGCTGGTGATTATGATAGATTGCGGCATTCTTTTATCCGTTGTTTATATGGCTTTTTCTACCATTTTAAACGGTTTTTTTTGTCAAAACAAGCCGTTTAATGTCGTTTTTATATATTTTACAAGCATCGTATTACATGTTTTTGTAAGTCTTTTGTAAGTGTTTTAACATATATTTTGTAGGTGTTTTATGTAGGTGTTTTTGTAAGGCATTCAAGTAAAACAAGATATTATAACACTAATAAAAAAGCCGTTAGAATACCATTTTAAAGGTATTCTAACGGCTTCTAATATTCAATATAGCAATACTTTAACTTCCTCCCCTAATAAGGTGAGATTGCTTTATAATAGCCATTCTCGTAGGTATTGAAGTTCCATCGCATAACCCGGCATGTAAAAGAGTGCTTTTCTTTATGCCTATGCGTTCTTCGTCCAGCATATTGAACACGGCGGATATGCTACCAAAGTAGAAATCTCTTTTTTCAAATATCAGGTGTACATGTATCACCTTTGTTTCTGTCTTTCTCATGCGTATTTGGAAGTTTATTTTTGCAAAACTACCAAATAATAAGCATTTGGAAGTTTTTATATCGTTAAACTACCAAAAAGGGAGAAATAAAAAACTGCAAAAACAAAGCCGTCGGAAGCCTCATTTTGCGGCCCTATGACGGCTTCGTTTTTCGTATCGGGGAAATATAAGCAAAGTAAAGAGAAAAGTAAATGGCGGCCCACATTTGCTTATATTGGATGTCTTAAAGTGTAAAGGTGAATTAAAGCAAGTGTAAAGCAAAAACCGTTTCGTTTTAAACCGGCGTTCGTGTCCTATCCTTCTGAAATGCCTATGAATAAAGGCTTTCCGTGTAGTTCTTCACTATTCATATTTAAACCGCTTCGTTCTGTGCCCCATATAAATACGACAATAACACAAAAATCATTCCGTAAACACCACTCTAAAAATTATTCCTTTCACCAAAAGAAACCCACCATCAGTCTAAAGAAATCATTTTTTACCATTAACCAAGCCCCTAACGTAAAATAGAACTTTTTTTCGCTCATCATCTGTTCCGATTTTGTTTTGTTTCTCTCGCAAAAACCAACAGACTTTCCAAACAGTAGTATCTTTGGGAGATAAAGAAACGTACTCTCCTTGAATTTCTAATTCCATATAAGTTCTATCCTTATGAATATACAATTCCACCTCCGTTTCTCCTGGGGCCTCTTGCTCATAGCCAATATCTGGATATTGTTTGATAAACAATAAGTTATTTGTCTGATGAGCCAACCATCCTTCCTTCCCATTATAAAATAGTTTCTGATGATCGTTAACCAGTAACGGATCAAAATAAAACCAAACTATACCTTCATGCTTAATAATATTCAATTTAGACAGTCTCTTCCCTCCGGCTGGTCCTTCAGGAAAAAAAGTAATCCCCCCGGTCGGCACACGGGTCACTTCCCAGGGAGCATACTTTAAGATTACATCGGATTCATTTATAAGTTTATATTCAATGACAAATGACGTATCTTCAACTACCGGATGAATCGTTTTTTCAATCTTACATTTCATTAAATCGTCAACCTCACTACTCAACATCAATGAATTGTTTTCAATCCGTACCGAATATCTGCCACGATCCAAAATAGCTGGTGGAGGCCACCCCCAATTCTGAGGACTTAACCAAAGAGTTGAACCATAATTGATAGGATTTATACTATCTTGCAACAACAATTCATGCCGATTACTCTTCAATGACACAATCCGTCCCCCACAACCTGCATCAATCAACATTTTTTGTCCATTCAAGACTATCTCATAATACGATTCCGAAAGTTTCTCTATTGAAACTTGAGAAAACATATTGAGAGTATGACCAAACAAAAATAATATCAAACCTATCCGTTTCATAAAACTATTTCAAAGGTGGTTGATGCACTTCTATTGCCTCAATAGGAACAAGGCCATCACCAATCGGGACTATTTCCAATGTATGGACAGAATTAGTCAACCCTTGAACAATTGTTGTCTTGTAAACTACTTTTTCATCCTCAATTATAGGAGATTTATAAATATCCACAAAAAGAGGCTCTACTTTCCAAGTCGCCTCAAAGCCCGGCTTGGTGACATTTTTAAAGACTGCTTTAATTTTAGCAAACATAAAATCCTCCATTTGAATTACAACTCTCCCTGATTTTGAAACAAAAGAACGGTCACTGGTTCCGGAACCGTCAAAACCTGTTTTAGAGCCATACACATCGAATGACCAAACTGTTGAATCAGAATTTACTGCCGTCACTTTCAACGTCCAGGTTTCCGGGATCAAAGCTGATTTATGTTCAATTCGACGAACAAGAGGGAACCAAGTTCCGGGTCCTGCACTCGGCCGAGTAATTGTATATAATGATTTATTTTGAGAAACAGGTTTACCGTCAATAAAAATACGTGCAGATCCCTTCTTCTTCCCTGCCGGCAGTATTCCCGCGACAATGTCTACCCGACTGCCCTCAAAATCCAAACGCAACTTTCCTTTTTCTCCACAAGCAACCCCATTTTCTATTTTCCAAGGTTCGCCGATAAATCGAATCGGATTATCAGCATTTACATCTGACGCCGTATTCACATAATAACTACGTACCATTTTATACCAATCGCTTGGATATAAGGTGTTCACTTGTATATGACGGCCTATCAACTGAGCCATCAACCAATTTCCATTTCGATTAGGATGTGTGTTATCCCGTAAAAGATCTTTCACCTGTAAATTATTTTCCGTCAAATATCGACTCCAATTTCGAGTCACATTCACCAATTCACAATTATATTTATTCGCTATAAATTGCAAATAATTATATGAAGAAGGATTATACTTGATCACATCCTGACTTCCATTAATATGATGATTCATTAAAATAATATCAGCTGTAGTATATTTACGAACATTACTAAAAAAGGTTTCCAATTCTCCATGTTTTTCACCTCCGTAAACATGAAATATTATCAAATCAGGACAAGCACGATAAACATCATGAACCGCAGGCCTTATCAACTGTTCACCACCAAACCCTCCGATAGAACGATTTTCAACCCGTATATTCGCATACGGAAATTTTTGTTCTAAATATTCCCGTATATTATCTGTAAAACTTTTACTACCTGTGATAGACTGACCATAAATCAATACAAAAACAGGTTGTCTTCGTTCAGGGCTGCTTGTCGCTAATAAAGTAGATGAACGCATTAAACGGGCACCGAATAAATTCTCATTTTCCTCCGCAGCCAACAAAGGCATATTTATTTTAGGAGGATTGTTTTGTTCATACTTTTTTAATTGTTGCAACTCTGCTTGTTCCTGAGATAATGCTTTTTGAGCATTAACATTACTCCCCCCCCATAACAAACCACAAAGAATTCCATAAAATACTTTTTTCATATTCATATTTATTTTATATCCGTAACTATATATTTTGCTCCTATTTTTTGCTTTTCGTCGATCAAATCAAGTATAGGATTCGATACATTTTCCATCTGATTTTTTTTATTATTACATGATGAGTTCCCTTTCCTATAATAAAAGCATTATCAGTATTGATCGCGTTATTATATTCCCAAATACTTCCTAAAATACCCGGTACATTCACTCCGACCTTTGAATTTCCAGCAGCTTGTTCTCCCATATAATTCAAAAAGCCTTCTGCCTTAATCGGACTGCTCGTCACATTTGGAATATAAGCTTTCACCGTATTCCGACGAACAACCAACCCCAATGTTCCAATGCCAAATAAATCTTGATCCTTTTCCACTGCTAATAACAAACTTACAAAAGCAGCCCTTCTTCCATCCGTATCTACACACTGATTTCCCGAAACGACCGTATTCCATAAGAGGTTATATCTTTTTTTAGCCATCCTCTGGTCTGCTCTTAAATAAATTCCACTTGAATTGGTAAGTTTATTTCCAACGATAGCTATATCATTACCTCCACAATACATCATAATTCCCTGATGATTGTCTTTCAGCACATTATCTTTCACTAACAACTGATAAGCAGACCATTGGTTAATAATATAATGGCTCCCTTTGTCCGGAATCACATCCCATGGTCTATCCACTGTCAAAACAGTATCATTATTATGAATAATTGTACGCCACTGACCGGCACCTTTTCCAGAGACAATTGCTATCATATAATTTGTGGGATGAACAGCATACTGCCAGGCAGTACTTACTCGGTCTGTAAAATCCTGCCACTCTTGTTTGCTATCCTTTATTGTTATAGCTGTAGCTTCACTAACTGTTCCCAACGTCATCTGATTGGGATCACCGCCTTGACTTAAGATTGTTTCTCCTTGATTGCGAGCGAGTATTGGATGCCCTTTAACCAAAAAGGAATTATTTAAAATTATCATATCAGTAACATAATCCATATTCAATCCACCAGTTTCTCCCTTAGCTTGATAATCTCCATTACGGACAAAAACATTATTTTCAAAAAGGGCATGATGACATCCATTCACTCCAAATCTCCCCGCATTATAAAAATAATGATTATCACGGACAACCATATTATATGAATTTTTAAAATCCCATGGCCAAGTACGTGTTGGGGCATTTATACCTCTCACATCAACCGTTATGCTTTTAAAATCAGAATTAGATACCAATAGTTTATCTATATTCACCAAAGTCAATCCCCACCCATTACTAAAATCAAAATAGCAATTCTTAACAAAGACCTTTTCACCTCCTTCCGGCATATTTTTTACCGTATGCAGAAAATGACCACACTCATTCACATTTACAAATGACAAATCAGACAGTCCGCATGTTGAAATAAATCCCGGAAAAACCAACCCCATTCCTTCCAAACGACAATCCGGCCAACCCAACGGCCAACCATACTTTCCCTTAACTCGTTCAGTGGAAAAAGGTTTACCATATCCATACTTTATAATCGTTTTTTCTTTTCCTGCACCACGTAAAACGACACGCGATTGCATCAATATTCCACACCCAGATTCATATTCAATTTTATAACTTCCTGCCGGTAAATAAACAACACCACCACCTTGAGAA